AGCTTTCGACATACCGAAAGCGTGCATCAGCTTCGCCCAGCGTACGATTGTGTTTGATCATTAGTCTTGCTTGTGTGGGCTCTCCTGCATAACTGATCTTTTTTGTGCCATAATAGCCTTCAAACAAACCTTCTTGGATAGCCGCAAGACCTTGCATGGTATGTTTGAGCTTGCTCAAATCACTAGCAGTATACGTCCAGCGATGACTGTTGGCAAATTTGGCCAAGTGTTGTTGAAAGTCCCAAAAACCTTCTTTGTCGTCACCTTCCATTGCTCTACCCAAATTGTCTCCGTAAAACGCTTTCATATCGTCACTAGAATCCAAGATAATAACCATAGTTCCGTAGTTTTTTCCGCTACTGCCAATATAGTCAAACTTGAATGTTTTAGCATCACTTGCGTCAGTACTAGGGTTTCCTGTGCGGTCTAGAGTTTCTGGAGAGAAATTGCGAGTGACCAAAAGGTCGTTGAGCTGTGTTGAAATGTTCTGTTCTTGTGCCATGATCTTGTATTTATGAACTGTTTAGAACATCACAATGAAGGGCAACGGGGTGTCTATCTCGTCTACAAAATCTTTCATCTGTGTGTCCAACTCACTGTGGTAGCTTTGTAATAGCTGCATCATGCGTACTGCCAGTAAAGTCGACATTACCAGATCGTCAGTTTCTCCCGGTTTAGCTGCATAACTGGCCCCATTGGCAACAAATGTCTTTAGCTCACTCAGCAATGCTGAGCTGTTGATTGTCATTTTATCAGTTTCCACCAAGGTCTTGAATTTACTACATGCTGACAATTTGCTTTTATTTGTGGTGTTAAAACCTTTTCGGTATCGGCGTCCGCTGGAGCTAACCACCGATTTGTCACTTAGAAAATATCCTTGTATGTTTTCTTCTCCATAATGCTCAATGGATAACAACGCCGCTTCTCCCAGGGTGTTGTTTTCAACCGAATAATATATGCTCTTTGTGTCTTTTACTATTTCGTTAATATGACGGCATATATCAACCAGTATTCGGACTTGTTCAGGTACAATAGTTTTGTTGTGCCTCCACTCAGCTATCTGAATTGTAGAGTTTGCTTCAAACACTTGTATTGCTGCCGGGTCGCCACCTGTTCCAAGGCTTGGGTCCAGCGCCACTACATAAATTTTATTTTTCTCCGGACGTTTGAACCAACGAACTTGCCCTGTTTTGTAAATCGGATCCGTGGCAGTCATTCCTACTAACTTTAACGGATTGATCAGAGTTTCTTCGTCCTGAACGAACTCGCAGTCCATTTCTCGACGAAAGCGTTCTTCCCCTAACTGTGCTCGTTGCTCATCTGCCCAGGCGTCGTCCCTGTCAGGATGTTCCCGCCAAAATGCACGATACGCTTTGAATCCGTTGGTACCAAGACCGCTGGGACGCGGGTTTCCAAACTCGTCCTCAACTTTGTTTGCACCTTTCCAAATTAGTGCAAACTGATCTTCGTCCGAGTTAGGAGTGCTAGTAATAATGGCTTTACCACCAGTGCTAAGTGTAGGAGTAATAGACGTCCAAAACTCAGACGCAATAGTGGGCCTAACGAACGCAAACTCGTCTAGGTATAGCAGTGTGATCGACATACCACGTCCGGTATTTTCTGTTGTGGTTTGCGATACAATACGTGAACCGTTATCAAACTCCAACGAGCCTTTGTTGTAGCTAGTGGCACCTGCTCTAATATGATTGGGACACAGCTCGTATGCATAGCGAATACGTTGCATAATTTCTTGCGCACCAAGATACTTGTGTGCTGCTACTAGAATAGTTGCATCAGGCACAAACATAGAATACCACAACAAATATCCCGCAGCGCTGGTTGACTTGCCTGTTTGCCGAGGCATCAAGCTGATACTAAAACGATTGAGGTGATAGTTTTCGATCAATCTCTTTTGGTATTCGAAAGGCTTGTACAGCATCTTTCCTTTGGTAGGATGCTGGATATAAAAAAAGTTATTCATAAAGTACATAGGCCCTGTTATAGGATCTGCGCACTTAGCAAATTCTTCTAGTTCGTGTTCGGTGTAAGTCTCGCGCCGATGGGGCGCTTTGACCAATACTGTGTCAAGTCCTGGTTTGATAGCCATTAAGCATTTTCTCCGCAATTTTTTTATGAATAACTGGGCCTGCATGCATAAAATCACGTGCATATCCGGCTTTGTTTTGGTCCCAGTACACATGATCATGTGCCCGCTCAATCAAACAAGGTATATCATGTTCACAACATAACTGACGTACTGCCAAACAATTCTTCAACTGATTAAGTCTACTGTTCTCGTCGTTCAAGTACCAATGTTTTATAAATGTGTCTCTGCGATCAATAGTGGACGAGTCCGAGTCGGGCATGATTACTTCAACCGGTAACTGAGAAAGAGCACTGTCCAATATTACTTCGAATCGGCTGTCAGGTGGCGCCAGCATTGTGACCAATCTTGGCTGTAGACGTGGGATCCAATATTCAGCCAGTCTGAAACATGTGTCTGTGCTATTGCCGCCCCAGGCCAGATTTGCTAGCTTTAATCCTGTAGCAGCACTGACCAAAGACGGCCAAGTAGTTTCAACCGGTAACCCTGTTCCAAAAGTAAAACTACATCCTAGACTAATCATACACGGTGTTTCATAGTCAAATTCATCTGAACGGAATCCTTCACTATTGATATCATAGCTGATTGCACCAGGTTTGTCCCAGCCTAGTTCAGAAAAATATTCTTTGTGTTCCGGAGTTTTCATCAGGTTATCAAAATGTTCTTTAGTATCAGTTGGCATCCATTCTTGTGTACTATTGGCATGATATGTACCAAAATGCCAAGGTGCTGGACCAAATGTGGTATTAGTTATTTTGGCTGTAACCATATATAGGATGTGACTCTAAAATTTTCCACTGGCGTCAGCATTGCATGCCATAGCAAGCGTCGGTAACCAGCACTGTCGGCTCGGTTGATCATGATATAGCCCGCATTTGTACAAGCCGGTGTTTGGTACCGTAACGATTCGGTATTGTTGTTCCAATAAAAACTAGTACCAGTGCCTTGCCATATTAACTGCATACCGCCGGGCAATTCGCCATCGGTGTGCATATTACATATAAATCCCGGTTCATCAATCCAGAAAGCAGTCCCGCAATAATGTTGTAGTGACATCCCCAGCTGCTGCTGAATGCTATTCCATTTGGCGCTTATTTGTGCGTGCCACTGTTTGATCCAAGGCAACGCTGCTTCGTCAACTCGACGGCGCGACCAACTCTCCTGGCCTTCTTGGCGGTGCCACGGTATATTGAGCCAATCAGTTGCTAGTATTTGACTTACTAAATCTTGAGAAAATACATTCTCAACTCTGAACAGATTGAGCTCGTTGTCAACTGGCGTTATATGCATAGATGTGCTAGTTCTGGCCAAAGCTGTGCAAATTGACCTTTGGTATCTGGGTGGTATTTGTTTTCAATACTGTGAGTAAAAACTTGAAATTTGGTTTTAATTGTCCGAGGCTGCTCATCAGTATTACGATATTTGTCAAGCGCCTGTGCAAAGAACCCAATTTCTGCAGGACCAAATGCATTTTGCTCTTGTAGTTTTTCTATTTGCTGTGCTGCTAGTTTGGCCACTTCTGGACCGTGTACAAACGGATCCAGCGCTTCGGGGCCGAACAAATTCATCCAGGTAATACTCAACCCTTGCTGCTGTGCAAATTGTTTAAATTCTACCAAGCGGGTAGCGTTGTATAAATTGTACACTGCATGAATGCCACCCCAGTGCTCTTGGGTAGCAAACAACTCTTTGACTCGCTGCAGATTTTCTAATAAAATTTCCCATTTGCTGCCGTGTCTGACATATTCAAAGTGCTGCCCAATGTTGTCAAAACTCATGCTCCAGCCAACTTTTTTTCTTTTTGACAGCTTCTTAAAGATCTTGTTGTTTTCTAGATCTTGAGTCATGTTGGTAATCAATGTTACAATGCAATCTTCAGGTATTACATCTAGCAGTCGTTCATTTTCAGGCAACAATAGCGGTTCTCCGCCTACCAATGCAACTTCATGAATATGACTTTTATGTTGCTCTAAAAAGTCACACACTTGTTCATAATATGGACGGCTTTGGCTTTTGAAGGGTATTTGTTTTAAGCTAGCCCATTTGGAACTGCTCGAAGGGTCACAATAGTTACAGCTTAGATTACAAGTGGTATTCCAACGCACATCGACTAAAACAGGGTAGTGATACTGATCACCTGCTGTGGCATAATCGATATCTGGGCTCAGCCGATTATGCCAATGCCTCTCGCTTTCGGCGCCAAAACGCTCGGCTTTTACACAATTGCTGCAATAGTCGTGCGGCTTGCCTTGCGACAAACTAGCTCGTATTTCTTGCGCTTTTGCGCTGTTAAGTGCTTGAGAAATATCAAGATCGTTGAGGTTGCCTAACATGTGCGGATTGCCAGCACAGCAGGTCTTTATACTGCCTTGAGGATTGATATGTAGGCCGCGCCAAGGGGCAGCACAAAAGAAATTGGACATGTAGTATTTACATGTCTGCTATTGCTGAAAAATTAATTACACCAACTAGATTTAGCTTCGCCATAATACTCGCGGGCGAATCCATTAGCAATTAGCATACTGCGCAAACTTTTCCCATTTAGTAAAACGTCTCCAAGTACACGTCCGCCGTATTTGTCCCAATCCATCAAAACAACTTGTCGTCGGGTTGCAGCATTTATCTGCGCTTTGGTAAATGCAGTAGCTGCTTCACCAAGCTGTGCTTCGTTGGCACATTGCGCACGGAAGCCCTTTTCAGGAGTATCTACTCCAAACACACGAATGCCAAGTTCTGGTTTAAGTGGATGGGGCAACCAGGTGGCCTGGATAACCACCGTGTCCCCGTCGATTACTCTAGTGATTGCCGCATCGTAGGTTACACCGAGTTTTTGTTTGGGTTGTGCAAATACCAAACAAGGCACCACAAGCAACAAGGCCAGCAGTGTCTTCATCTAGGATAACCTTTGAATCCTTTTACAGGGCTTTGTGTTGTAACAAATGAAGGCTCATCACTTGCGGGTGTCGAGACCAGTTTCTTACCCCCAGGGGTTCCTGTCATCTTGAGCGCAGAGTCAATCAGCTGACCGATACCAGAATTAAAACCAGCAACCACAGCATGTTCTCCAAATGTAGTTTCTGCCGACCATTCTGGCATGTATGGATTTATATTGTCTTTGCGATAATCGCTACGAGCCCTTGCCAATGCAACTCCCATACGATATGATTTGTACGGGTCTGCTGCACTTAACCCAGGTAATGTGTAGGTATAGCGCATGGGATCTTTTGTTTCAGGAGGCAGCTCTCGCTGTTCTGTAATAAACTCTCGAGCTCTCATCTAGGATAGCCTTTGAACGCACGTACAGGACTTTGCTTGTTGGTACTGTTTAATTCTTCGCTGTCTAGATCACCGCGGTTCACATCACTGTACTCTGCACCAGCTGCTTTAAATGCCTGTTTGAGCATTTTTTGTTCTACGTCTGTGTACGGGTGAGCTGTACGTTCCTTGCCTACCCAGCTGTAGGCATCCATGTCAATGGGTTTTTCGGAACCATCTGCCATGGCCACTGCCATCATTACACGATTCAGAGTATAGTCACTATTGGCTCGTTGGCTGTCGTGAAACGTGTTCAATCCCACAGTGGCAGATTGATTACGTTTGCTAATTTTGCCTTGTCGTGCTTCAGTGACAAACTCTTGTGCTCTCATGCTCAGTTACCAGCCGCGTTATAAATGCTAGCTGTTGCAGAGCTAGCAGTACCAAGTTCAGTAGCAGTCCAGTTGGCACCAGTCACTGTTACTTTGTTACCGGCGCCAGAATATGTTTCAAACACAGTGTTGGCAGGAATCTGTAGCGCAGAAGAATACAAATTGCCCGCAGGAGTGCCTGTACCTAGTGCCACTGCATAAACTTGATATGTTACCGCAGTATTACCTGTGGCAATACTCAGCTTGTCTGTGTAGACTGTAGCATTGGCCAAAGAAGTGTAAACGTTTGCCATTACTTGTTGTCCCGAGGTTGTGCCACCACTGGCTGGAACAGCTCACGTGATTGGTACATTACTCCGGGGATTTCCACAGGAGTTTGCTTCACTGTAGGAATAGCCGGAGGAACGTAATTGTTGGCATTGCGAGTGGCAATTTCTGCTGCCAGCTCGCTATAAGATCGCATCATATTGCTCATATTAACCTTTGTATGACTTCCACAAGTTACGAGTCATTGCAAAAATGCTCTCGTCGACTTCTTCTTTGTCTTTGGATGCTTTTGCAAATGGCTCTGCTTTGTCTCCATCTTTGTCCACATCTAGAAAGTCGGGCTTTTTACCCTTGGCTTCGGCAATACCGGCCATTTCCATCATGCGCTTGATAGCATCTTCTTCTTCGCTAGCATAGGTTTCTTCACGATCTTCTTGTCCAGCAATAACAGGCACTGTGGTTTGTCCAGTTGACTTGGGCTTGTTGATGCCGCCACTGTACTGGAATGGGTCATTGCTGACTTCTGTGTTGGTGGGATAGTCTGGTTGATTCTCATCAACTGCTTCAGCGTTGCTGCCGCAACTGCACGGGCTTGAACCGCAGCCGCAGCCGCCAGCTTCGCTGCCACCTAGGCCAGCACTCTTGAGCAATTGCCCTAACATCATTGCATCTTCATCAGTGGCAGTTACTGTAAGGCTTTGACGAGGGCCACCTTGTTCGTCGTTGCTGATGTTCATGCTAACATTCATGCTCTCAGTCAATTGATTCATATTTTCAGCAATCATGTTTTCAAGATCACGATTCAAGCTGTCGTAGATGCCGCCACCAAATGTGAAGCCGCCGCCACTCTTGCTTGGTGTGCTGTCAGAGGTTTCTTCAACTTCTTTTTTCTTGCCCTCAGGCTTTTTCTTTTCAGGCAAGCCTTTGTGCTTGGTGCTTGCAAAATCTTCTGCATCGCCCTTCTTCATTGTCTTGGCAACTTTAGCAACTTCTTTTGAAGGAGCTTTTTCACCCTTTTGTGTTGCATGGACCATGCCCATGAACTTTTGTTGCTTCTTGCTTACTGCTTTCTCGTCAACTTGTTCAGCACCGTCAGCTGCCTTGCTTACTTTGTAGCCGGCCTTCTTCAACATAGCCATGGCTTGTTTGATTTCGTCGCTTTCGTTGTCGCCTTCTTCAACTGCTTTGCGACCACCTTTGTGTTTAGTAGCTCCGCCAGTCACACGCTCAGGTGCTTTAGCAGGACCTTTTGGACGTCCACGACCGCGCTTTTCGCCGCTTTGTGCAGCTTCGTCATCGGCGCCAACACTGATACCAGCGGTGTCTGTACGACGAGTAACTCTACGGCCACCAGGAACTTCTTCCACATCATGCTTGCGTCCGTGGGTGACAGAACCCACTGCTGGCTTTTCAACCTTGGGTCGTTTGTGTGCAGTAAATGCATTGCCTTGGCTGGCTTCTTCGTCCATTTCAGCATTACGGCCGCGGCCGCCACCGAGTGCAGATTTCATTGCTTCGGCAGCAACATCACCCAGCATTTCGTCAACTTCTTTTTTGGCTCCTGCAATCTTGTCAGCAAAAGTGATTTTGTCTTTGGGTTCGGCTAGTGCAGCAAAGCTCTTGGCTTTGGCCGGATTCATCTTTTCCTTGACCTGCTTGGGATTTGGTTCGCTACCTGGCTTCAAACCAGTTTGTGGCATTCCAGACTTTTTCTGCAAGTCACGAATCATGTCTTGGTCAGATCCGTGTCCCAGAGTATCAAGTGCTTTGCCAGCTGCTTTCTTTACTGCGCCGCCCACCTTGCGAGCCATATCGCCAAAGCCTTCTTCAACAGGCTTGTTACTAGCACGTTCGTTTAACTGACTGTGTGTAGTACTAGGAGTAGCACGGATCTCGTCCAGCTTCTTGTTTAGATTGTAAAAAAATGTCATCGGGTTATCCTCTTGGGTTGGCGCCAGTAGCTGGCTTTGGTGGACGCTTGATGTTAGCAAAAGGACTCTTGGTACCTTGTGGTAAATCATTTGTAGTTTTAGCTGCTGGAGTTTTGCCACCAGCCACGGTGAAATCTGAACGATAAGCGTTTTTCAATACCACATGATCATGCGGTTCGGCGCTGTAGTCCTTGCTCAAAGCACGTTGTTCAGCATCATCTGCTGGATAATTGGTGTCTTTGAGCAGGTCTTTGTTTTCTGTGCCAATCTTGGCACTTTCTTTGTTAAGACTATCTTCGTACGGAGTTGTGCTCATGATCAGTCTGTCAGGGTCCATGCCCAGCAACTGTGCCAACTGCTTGATCTGTGGCTCAATTGCAGGGTACTTGAACTCTACATCCATAATAGTCATGCTTTGGTTCGGAAATGCAGGAAAGTCCGGAACTTCCTTGCGCACTGGGCTTGTCTTGGGTTTGCTAATTGATACAACATCAAACTGAGCAAGTTTGCCTTCTAAGTCTTTGACAAAGCCGGCAGGAACGTCGCCAACCATCTTGATACGATAGTTGTAGGTTCTTTCTGATTCGGCTAGATATTTTGAAAATGGTTTCATGTGATTATCCTATGCTCTATTTATTCTTTTTGATCGTTTTGATCTTTGCGTCCTACGATTCTGTCTAATAAATCGTTACGACTTAGTACCACGCCCTGCGCTGTTTGCACAGGGCCGTTGCCGTCATCGCCTTCTGGTTTAGCTGTTTGATCTAGTCGCATCTTTTTCAGTTGCAGGTCAATCATCTTGAGTTTTTTGTCTAGTTTAGCAGTTTTGGCAGTGATAGCATGCCCTAGCATGTTCGATGCCACACTAAAAATCTCTGCTGCAAACCTTGAATCTACTTGCATCCCTAAATCTATTAGATCCTTGTAGCTTCCTTTAGCAAGATCACTAAGTTCGTCCATCTCCTGATCTGTTGATTCAAGGCCGCGTACAGCAGGCAATGCTGTGTCAATTTTGTCTATTGCAGCATCTAATGCTGCAAGAGTTTCACGATTAGTAGGTAGCTCGGGCAGCGTGGTGTCTACGTCTTCTGTAGTAGGAGGGAGATCGAACAGGGCTTCAAGTTTGCGTGTCATGCCATATTTAGTGGCTTATGACCGGCCGTTCTTAAAGAGATCATCTTCAGTTATGACACGGAAAGTCATACCGTTACGCTTGGCCCATATTGTTGCAGAATGCCACTTGGCGTAGTTGATTGCAACTATTGCACGATCTTTAGAACTCATTTTACTTTCAATCACACTTTGTTTCTTAGGTTTGATTTCAATCAGTTCGGCGCGCATGGTATTATTTTTAGTACGATAAGAAATCAAGAAGTCTGGAATGTACTGCGTCATTTTTCCCGTAAGCGGATGTCGGTACGGTATAGAAATTGATTCACTGGCCCATTGTAAAATATGCTCGTTGGAATCGCAAAATCGCATGAAACTCAACTCCCAGCCGCTGCGATATCGCGGAACACCTTTGCCCACATATTTGTCTTTGTTGATTACTGTGTAGTTGCCCTGGGCCCAATGACTCATTGTAGTATCGCTCTGCTAGGATAGAAATTAGGCTGTACTGCTACCCCTACGCCCAACAAGGTAGCACGATTTCGAATCAGATTAAGGTAGTAAGCCAGTTGTACATTGAGATTCACACCATTGGCTCCTTCGAATTCTGCCAACAATGTCAACGGAGGAATGCCAGTGTCCTGCGATACTTTGAACAGGCTCACTGTAAAATTGCCAGCAGCAGTTGCTGTGGTCATTTCTTTCCGAAAAAAACTGTATATCACGTCGTACTCAGCAGCATTAACACTGACATCAAACTCATAGAAACTGTCAAACACTCTCACAGTTTGATCAAGCCGCATATTAGGATTGTTGATTGTGGACATTATGGTTTATTACCTGTGTTGCCGTTGTTGGACTGCTTGGATTGTGCAGTAGGGAATATCCAACCATCTGCTTTGTTTGCCACTGCCCTGGTAGCAGTAGGCAATGATCCTTTGATAATGTCTTTGCCCAAGGCAGTTGCTTCGCTAGCAACTAGAGTTTTGAGGCCGCCATTTTGCTTGTTGGTATTGTAGAATGTACCAGCTTTTTGTACTGCACCAATTACACCAAGCACTGACCCTGACTGCAAATCTTCACTGATACCACCGGCTACATCTAATAGGCCGCCCTGGCCAAAGATACTGTTGGTACTGCCAGGTCTTGCAATAGGACTACGAGTAGTATCATAATGCTCAGGTTTACCAAAGCCAACTGCACTTTTGTTAGGGCCGCCGGTGTAGTATTTTATACTTTCGTATGCAATAGTCATGGAGTTTTGCATGGTGCCATTGCTGGCACTGTAATCATATTGATCGTGTGCCCAATTGGTTATTATTGGGTTTATCAGTACGTATTCTGCATACTTGTGATTGGTATCAAACCCATAGATTCTAATGTCACGAAAGAATGGCGGCTTGCCACCTGATGTGTTTGCACTGCCGGTTCCGTCAGTTATGGCTTCGCCAATATAGCCCCAGTCGTTTACTTGACGATTGTCAGAGTAAATGTCACGATCCCATCCGCCAAAACCGTTTTGTTGATTCGAGCTGGAGCCCATACTGCCATTGGTGTTGGGGGTATTGCCGTACTTTTGACTAGCGTCTTTGTAGTAGTAGCTGTAGTAATTGTACCACATATTGCGTACTGTATCGCTACCATCATCATGAAAAGTCAGACTAACTGGATCATAGTTGATTTTGGTTTGCACCAGTCTCTTACGATTATACTGGTTCATGTAATCGTGACTGATGTTGTACTTGGGCAGGTCTACTGTTTTGACGGTGTAACTAAGATTGGTCAAATCATCAATGTCCATGGCACCTTTGAGTGCAGGGATCTGTTGATAATTGACTGTGAAACTAACGTGAAAAAGGAACTTAAACCTAGGTTTAAGTTCATATGCATTGGACTGGAAGACTTTGCTTGCGTGAGTGTAATCACGCAAGCTGTCGGTGCCAAAAAAACCTTTGGAAAAGTCTTGGCCAAAACTGCCCATGAGTATTACGCTCCTGCGCCAGTTACCACGTCACCAATAGTTCTACCAATTTCTGTGCCAACACCTTGGCCTGCACCTTGATTGGCATTGTCATACGCAATTGTCATGTTAACAGTTACTGGTGCGCTTTCGCCGTAGTTCAGTGAGCCATAGTCAGCTGACTTTACATAACAACCGTACAACCACCAAGTTTCGAGCACGGTTGGCGCATTTGCACCATTGCCACCGTCTAATACTTCTACTCTGGTAGTAAACTTATAATCTACGCCAGAAGCTGCACTGGACATTTCCAAGAAGTCCATTTGCTTTTGTAACTGTTCGCCAATAAGCTTGCTTACTGCGCCGCCTGCATCGTCACGAATTTCACATGTGGCATCTGCCCATGTGTGCTTGCCTGCCAACTTCAGAGTTGAGTTGTAGATAGGCAATGTGATTTCTTCAAAGCTCAAGTTAGGGCGAGTAAAGCTCATGACTTGTTTGGTTAATTCAGTGGTGGGTTTTGACACACCAAAGTTTTCAAACATCACTCTAAAGCGATATTTGAGTTTGGGCATCAACAAGCCCTGGGTTGACGAGCTTTGATCGCTCGCCAATGGAACTGTCATGCGTTGTAATGATGAAACTGCCATTTGTTATCTCCTATGTGTTTATTTACCTGAATCAGGTGGGTGAAATTCACCCACCTTGTTCATTATCAGCCTGCTGCGATCTCACCAGTGTTCTTGATACGCAGTGGAATGTAAATAAATTCCACAGCCTTCACTGGTTCAATTGCAATATCAACCCACAATTCATTGCGGTCAATACGTGCTGGTGTATTGTTGCTCAAGTCACAAACAACCAGGTAGTCGTAAATTGCTCGTTTAGCAATCAAATCAATCATCAAGCTGTTGCACAGGTTAGTGATTTCGTTACGTGTGATTTCGTCGTTTGGTTCAAACAAGAACAATTTACCAATTTCCTCAAGGCGGCCGCGCAAGAATGCAACCAGACGTGCAACGTTGATACGATCCAGCGCAGTAGTTGTAGTTGTGGTAGTCTTGTTACCAAAGTTGGTAATACCAACGCCAGGAATAAAGGTAATTGGGTTGATGTTACGCTCATACAAGATGTCACGCACGCTTTGGCTCACACCAATTTGTTGGAACTCGCCAGTAGCTGAATCAATGTAACCAATTGCTGTAGCGTTGTCAACAACACCACGGCGTGTACCAGCTGGTGCCAACCATGGATAGCTCACTGCATCGCTGCGCAAGATAGTACGAACCATCATGTGGCTTGGAGGAGCTACGACTGTGTTACCACCTAGGTCTGTTGTCAAGCAGCTTGGGTAGAATGCGCCAGCGTAGTTACTGGTTGCTGAGTTACCGTCTTCTGTTGGCAAGCCTTCGCCGTTGTTGTTGGTTGCCCAAGTGACCAGCTCGTTACCAGTTGCACCAAGGCGCATCGGGGTGTCAGCAACCACAAACAGTGTGTTGTTGCGCTCGTTGCTGAGTGCAATCATGTTTGGTGTTAACTCTGGGTATGCAGGAGCAGCAATGATATTAAAGCCATTCTGTTCTTCACGAGCAGCAGTGCTGGTGTCAATACCGGACTTCATTGCTGCCACAACCATTTTACGTTGTGCTTGACGACCAGAGTACATAGAACCGTCGGCTTTGTTGCCGCTGGCTGTGAGCCAGGTGCTGGTAACTGCTGGCAACACATCATCAGGATACGAAGCTGCATTAAAGTAGTTTCTTTGGAAACTCTTAACGTTGTATCCTGAACGACGGGTGTTCCATAACAGCATACCCTGTGGGTACAGTGCAGGACTTGGTGCGTCAAGATCAAGATAGTCGCTAGTTAACAAGCTTTCGATAGTAGGGAAAGCATCTGCAATAGGATCAGTAGTTCCGTTTGGTGCCCAACGTGCGTCTGCAAACAGTACACCGTTTTCGGTAACTTGGTCTGTAGTGTTTACTGCAACCCACTGATCAACTCCACTCACCGGTTCCCAACGATAAATCTTTGGATAGCTTTCAAGATCGCTGGAATCGATCCACAGATCTCCATACTGCAATGGACTTTCGCTAGCATCAGTTTGTGTGGTAGGTTCTGTAGCAGCAATAATAGGACCGCTGGCGTTGGTCAAAGTAAGATCAAAGCCGCGCACATCATTGGTAACCAACTGATAACCTCTCCAAGAACCGTTGTCTTGAATCATGATGTCAGTTTCACTAACAGCGCTATAGAACCACAAGCGACCGTTGGCCGGGTCCTGGTCAGGTGCAGTGTCGCTAGCAGTGTAATTAAACAACTCAGTAGTTACAAAGTTACTAAACACAATAGAATTAAGGATAGTGCTAGATTCTCGTGCTTTTGGGGTGCTCAAAGTAAAGCCAGCTGTTGACAACGGTGCCCCAGTGACGTTTTCTAAGATAATTGTTCCGCCTTGGTCGTGAGTTAACACTATATTGCCTGCAGAATTTACACTAGCTGTCACGTGAGGTACATTTGCCGCGCTTACGGCTGCAACAAAATCACTCACTGTGCCTGTTCCACCAATTGTTACAGTTGCAACGTTTAGCGGATTAGGATTTGTCTGAGTTGTTGCCGACAACAAAAAGCTGTTACCAACAGTGAATGCTGCCCCGGTAGGAACTGTTGTTCCTGTGTACAGAGCTTGACCCAATGCTGTGCGCTCAAGAATCAAAAAGTTAAAAGAACTGTTTGGCTCAGTCAAATATTGCTGAGCATCATACTGAACGTAGGTTGTGCCAACTGGAATATTTTTGCCGCCAACCGATGGGTCAAGGGTGCCAAATGCTGATATATCATTTGCAAAAGCAGGAACCGATTGTGCTACCCAAACACCAAGTGCAGAGCTGTATTTTTTAAACGACAAGCTAAGGCCGTTGTTGGCAGCGCTAACGTTGTTCCATACGCTGCCTGTAGGGCGAGGTACAGTATCAGTGCTTCTCCAACGTGGACTTTGGTAACTGTAACCGGGGAAATATACCGGAGCATAGTATTCATTAGAGGTAATGCCCAGCGCTGCTAACAGTGCTGTGCCTGAGTTTGGTCCTGGTTCAATCGACACCACACCATTAGTGGCAGTGGATCCATCATTGGTAGCATTAGCGTCAGCATAAATTGCCAACTTGCCCGACACTGCTGAAGCAGTTACTCCGGGGATGCTAGCCGAGTTGATCACTGCTGCAAATCCTGCAACTGTGTTGGTTACGCCAACAGTAACCAAGTTGCCGTTGATAAACATGTTGTTGCCAACAGTCAGGCTGCTAGGGCTGTTGGTACCTGTCAGGGTAGGCCAAGCAGTTTGCCAGGCTTCTGATCCAACTTGCACCCAAACGTTAGAAGTGGTTTTGTAATAGCCAATGATAACATTGCCAATAGACACTACTGCATAATTGCCAATCATACCAACTGTGTTCAAAGGGGTATAATCGCCGTTCAGTGCATCCTCAACATCAGCAGCGCTGGTGATCAAGATGGGCGTTTGAGTTGTAAATGCGTTGGTAGTTTGATTCCATTCAAAAATACCCCAGCTAGAATTAACAGTGTCTAACCAATATGTTCCATCGGCTGCAGACCCAACCGGGCGTGTTAAACTTGCTGTAAGTTCAGTCAAATCAATATCCACACGTTGAACGTATGCACGGTTAGTTACTCCCAGCGCCGAGTATGCTGCAAGCAAACCGTACTCGTTGAGTTCGTAACCGTTGATAGGAGTACCAGTTGTGGTACTATAGAAGAACGGCACACCGAATGTTGCTGCCAATTCACGCTGACTTGTGATCAGATAAGTTTTGTTAGCGTTTGCAGCAGTGGTACCAGCAGCAACAGTAACACCATCGCTAGACACTTTGTTCTGTGCAGAAGCAACAACAAAGTAAGGTATAGTATTAACTGCGGAAGGAATATATTGACTTTCGTCGATTACATTTACTTCTACGCCTGGAGAGATTAAAGCCATGTTATGGTTTCCTTTTCAAGTTGTAGATATTTATAGGTATATTCAAAAAAGGTGGCTCTACACCGCCCTTTGCAAAGGTCCACCTATAAATACTGCATGAAAAGACCCATATGTGCTGTTTGTGGACAACGGCCTTGCGCTGTAAACTACCGACGCGACGATGTTGTTCATTATCGTAGTCGATGTGAGAACTGCATCCGCAAGGGAAAAGGATTGGCCAAAAGAAAACCCAGCTGGGAAGCAGCTGGGTATAAGAAAAAGATGGTATGCGATAGGTGTGGCTTCAGAGCCAAATACTCAGCACAAATGCTGGTATATCATGTGGACGGAAATCTAGCTCATTGCGATCAAAAAAATCTCAAAACCGTGTGCCGTAACTGCGAAGTCGATTTATCAAAATCTGATTCTGTATGGCGTGCTGGTGATCTGCTGCCAGACGTTTAACCAGCTCGTGGGTGTTGCGCTGCAAATCTGCCAGGGTACCGTTGTTGTCAATCACATAGTCAGCCATCCAGATTTCTAGGCTCATGCTAGACTTGTCTTCAGCAGGCAGGTGATCACTGCGATCAACCCAGATAGTATAATCAAACACCTGGGTATTGCGCATTGCGTGAAATTCTGCTTTGTTACGCAAGCCGCAGTAGATTTCGTTTTCGGCAAAAATCTCCCTGCCCAGTCTAGCATAGTCATCACGGCAATAGTCATGAATCATGTCGTACCACTCAGCTCGATGATTGTGTCGATCTTCAAAGCACTGTTCGTAAGTGCTGTATCCGTACTTGTCTTTTAATGCAGCATAGATGAATTTTTCAGCACAAAAGTCCGAGCTGGATCTGAAGTTATATCCAAATTCTTCTTTGAGGATATCACAAACAGTATCTTTGCCGTGGCGAGCATTGCCAATAATCAGCAGTTTTGGTAGTGATTTCATTTTTGCAAGTCCTTGAACCAAGCTTCGCACTTTTCCCAGGTAGTGTACACATGAGCAATGCCACCAGCTGAGATCCATTCGCTGCAATTGCTGAGCCGATCATCAATCAGGATGTCAGTTGGATTTTTAACATACCGATATTTGTCATGACTAAAAGGGCCCAGGAACACAGGGATACCAGGAAAGTGCTTGTCTGCCCACCATACTTTGTCCTGTGCAGCAAAAGGCACCGAGTAATCGTGTGGAAGTGCTGACAAGAATCTCAACGTCCCGCCGGTTTCTTGAGTAAGGCCTTGACAGTAAGCCACTAGGTCATGAGCACCTGGCTTGAGTGGCAAGTTCAAGTAAAAGCGTTCGTCATTTTTGAGCCGATCCCAGTCAGACTGAGGAATACGCTCACCTTTTGATTCGTCCCAGGTCATGCCTAACACATTTGATGCGTGGACTTTCCAATCAGCGACCACGTCGTCCATGTCAAGATAAATGTTCATTTTAATGCCTTTACGTTTAGGTGTTTTAGTGTGTTTTGCAGCATACCAATTTGTCTGCGACAATCTTCTAGTGCATGGTGACTAGTAGGAGGGATAGGTTGATCAGGCCACAAGCTGAATACTGTGCGACTGTCTCGCACCATATAGTATTTCCAAGGCAAGGGTTTGTTGTAGCTTTTGTAAGCATGCTCTAGAATGTTCATGTCGTATGTAGGGCCCTGTGCCCAGATACGGCTGGAGTGCCAAATTAGCTTGCCTAGCTCGTCTAGAGCTTGATCAAGCGGAATTCGACCGTCTTCAGCAAATGCTTCTTCTCGTGCATGTGCCGGTTGGGTGGCCCACCATTCGATAGTGCCTTGATCAATTGCCCGATCAGGCTGGCTTTCTAGTGTTACCCTAGCATAGTAGGATTTGCCCGAATAGCTGTGTCCAAAAGGGTCAAATGACTGTGCTGCAATGGTGAGGATACATGTGTCTGGACCAGTTGCTAGTCCTTCTAAGTCAATCATTAAATCTGCCATACTGCTATTATAGCAGTTTTACTGGGTCAAGTCAATGTCGAGTTGTTGTCTAAACCACTCAATCATGGCGTTTCTGGTAGGATGATAGTTGTCAGGCTCAAGTCGGTTCTGGTGTTTTGCCCAATCATACGGATTGCTGTCCAGCTGAAATCGGCTCCAGTCAATCATTCGATTCCAATCCGAGTCCAGGTTCAACCGACCATGGCTGTGTTCCTGTTGTTTACCAACATCACCGTGAACAGTGTTGTAGATAAAAGCCATTTGATAATCAATGTTCATTGCTTTTAATGCATTTTGCACATTTACAATGCTCATCAAAGTGAGCTCGCTCAAGTATGCAGAATCGGGATCAAACCCTAAATACTGTGCCCGTAAAAATATCTGCACAGCTTCTGGTATGTTACCAAATATACCTGTACCCAAAAAACCACCGGAGTGATACCAAGCTGCTCTGCCAATATTGCAGGATGCTGTCCAATCAGTATTGATAGCGTCATGATTGCGCTGTAGCTCGTCACTTACAGGGAAGTCTAGTCTGTTTACGCCAGACCACAATACCACCACTCGATCGTAAGTTTCTTGACTTAGCTGATAAATTGTCCTGGCTGCAATTGCCTGATTGCCCGAGCCAGGACTGTCCATAATATGATAGTGAGCATGATTTACTACCATGTCACTAGATTGCCGGTGTTGCAATCTTGACACAAAACTGCAACCTATAACCAGTGTACGAGCCATTAACCGATTACAAAAGTCAACGGTTGAGAACCATCTACATACATCTTTAGTTGCTCAATCAGTGCATCCATTTGCGTTTGCGCTTCGGCTTTCATCGCAGTACCATTCAAACTGCCGCCGCCTTGCGGGCCAGCAATAGTAGAAAACTTTTCACGAGCTTCGCCGATAATCATTTTAGATGCTGCTACCATGTAGTCACGTATCCATTGAGAAATCTGATAGTCACTTAACAATTGTATTTCTGGTTTAAGTTGCCAGGCCCACAGCAGCACGTTTTCACCGGTGCCTTTTGGATCGCGTATCAGTTGCAATTTTTTAGTTACAGGATTCCATGTATAGTTCATAAATCCGCCAAACATCCTGGCAGCCAGTTCCACATACTGGCTGTAAAAATCATAGGTAGCAAGGCCGCCTGCTACGTTAAAGTTCATTAGATAAACGTTGATACTAGCCTGCGCAAACGGATCAAAGTTTGAAGCAAACGGGCCTGTTGCGTCTCCAAACGTTCTACGAAAGATTTGTCTTACGCTAGTAACTTCCTGAGGTAATGTATAAATGTTTTGATCCTGAATCAACTCCATAAAAATATAAGCTTCTTCGTACGCAGCATTGCTTCTCTGGCGGAAAGTACCAATAGTTTTTTGATACGCAGCTTCAAAGTGTGCGGGATCTAGTTCAAGATCAATAATTTGATTGCCTAATGTCAAGCCAACATATTCGATAAGATTTTGCTTGAGCAAGGGTAGTGTATTTTCGGCCATATAAGGAACTCCGTTCCTTATATTTATGTAATCTGCGCCATCACATCTGGTAGCCACTCTGCAAAACTAGCAGGCCACTGTTTTTTCATTGCAGCCAACAATTGTTGATTATGCTCTGCTGCTTGTTTGCATCTAGTTGCCAAAGTATCAAAATCAAGCTGTTTAAGTTGCTGGTAGTTACTGATACTGGCAGAAATATAGTTTACTATTTTAGAGTTTCCCGGCCAGGTGTCTTGTACGTGCAAATCGTAAGAATGATCCACGATGTCTGACAGGACATCAAAGCCTAACTCTGTCAGGTATCCAACCGCACCTGTTGCTGCAAACAAGGTCCAAGGTGCCGGAGTTACCAATGCCCGGAATATCTTTTCACTAAATGTTATAGTAGTGTTGCCGGAATATGTTTCAACCACTAAGTTCAGGTATGCGTTCAACCCAGCCTGCTCAATTGTGAGATCATGATTGCGAATAGGCATGGCATTTACTACCGTGTCCCAATGTTGATCGTACACACCTGCATAATGTGCATCTACCTGTTGCCAATGTTTTACAAAATTTTGCTGCACACTTTGCGTCGTGGCATTAGTTGCTGGTGTGGCTCTTGCGTTAAAATTAACAAGATCTTGTTGCAACGTCTCAAACCCGCCACTTTGCACAATCAACTCAAGCAATACCAATTGTCTAATAGGATCAAGCCGGTTTACTGACAAATGGAATCTATGAGTTGGTAAAAATTTCTGCAGGGCTGGCCGATAGCTAAACACTCCAAAATAATTAGCAGGCAACCGAATCACGTTGTAGTCGGCTTTATAATTGATTAAATTGTCCGTAATTACAATAGTACTATCACTAAACCATCGGCGAGGAGACTCCGACAGGTCAGCGTCACATATACTAAAATCATCTGTCAAACACACAATTACAGTTTTGTCGTGTCTTGTCCAGATCCGTTTCATTGGATCAGTAGTCGAGTAACTCAACTTGCGTAATGTTTTACAAAAGTAGTTTGCCAAAACATGCTCTTGTCGCATGCAGCCACTCTTTAAGAATATTTCTCCTTGTTGTGTTTGATAGAACAGATCCTTAAACAACATCACAGGCCTTTTCTATTAGGCGATATTAGCTTTATTGTTGAACGCGAAGGGCAAAATTTACATTGTGCAATAGGTTGATCTAACTTTTGGAAGAATTCTTGGTGGAATTCTTCAAAATTATCAACGCCCAATGACTTGTATGACTTTAGCAGTGCGCGATCTGAGTCAGAAATCTGCAAGTTGAATTGCTGATCAAATTCAGGCATCAGCGCCACTGGCCCACATTTGTACAATCTTCCGCGGATGTAGTGATATGATTTGAATCTAGCAAATGTACAAGCACTATGCGCGTTGTCTGGGTCGCTGTTGTGTAGGAAAAACTGAGATTGGTTGATTGTGGTAAGTCCAGGACGTATTGCAGCAGCACCAAATTGATTAACAATGTACACATTAATCATTACTCCGTTATCGTCAACAAAGTGCCAATCCGAGTTCCAGGTGTTCTCAGCATGCCCTTTGTGGTACTCTTTAAAGGGCACAGGAAAAAAATCTCTAACATCTTGGAGCAGTTGCTGCTGGTCAGCAAGATTATGTAGACTTACTCCAATATGATTCATTGCGCCTGTGCGCGGCGACCGATACAGCAGTTTCTCATACAGCCCGGATGCCTGTTTGAATCGAGTGCCATTGGTCAAGACTTGGACTTCGATACCAAATATACGATTGATACCTTGTACCCAGTTGCCTAACGTGGGGTTCAGAAAAGGTTCGCCGCCCATGATAGTAGCAGCAGTCAGTTGGACTAGATTGCCCCACTGCTCGTACTGAGCTTCGTAGTCTTTCCAATTCTGCCAACCACGAAAATTATGGTTGTTGAATCGATTGCAACGATCGCACGTTAAATTACAAACATTGGTAATATAAAAATCGACTTTGTTTGTAATAATGTGCATCAATTATTTACCATGCCTTAAGCAACATTAGGTTCTCGGTACCTCGGCCGTTAAACACTGTTTCGGTAGTAGTAAGATCTTTAAAAATCTTGCGAGCAGCTGGCTTGCCTGCTGCTTGGATAGCTTTTACCACTTCTGCAGGTTTGCGCACGGTCTTTTGCATAGATTCAGACACTGAAAAACCAATAATACTGTTGCTCTTTACAGTAAAGGATCCTGCATGGCTGTCTGCTACCACGTGAATCAGCTTGCGCTTTTTGGTGTCATACAGCCATGCTTCGCTCTTGTCCACAAGATTTGCTGCTGGCAAACCTTTGAGTTTGAGATCAGCAAACTCCATGCACACTTTGAACTTGGCTGCACGTTTTTCAGGAGGCACTGCCTTGGCCACACGCGGCTTGCGTTCAACCTTCTTGATCTGTACATATGCACCGCAGTCGTTGATCACAGTTTCGCAAAACTTCAACACGCCTCGCATTTGGATCTTGCTCAGGTAGCCGTAGCCTTCCACCAGCTGGCTGTCCTTGCCTTTGGCTGCTTCTTCGAACTCAGCTTGTTTGCGCTTCCATATGTCCGCAAGGGTGCTCACCATTTGTGGAGCCACATTCATGCTACGGATCAACATGATTGGCTTGTAGTCAGCGCTCATTTTTGCACCAGCGGCAATAAACTCATCAAACAAGCCATCGAGTTCGCCGGCACATTCGGACACTTTTTCACGCAGACGATCTTGGATAGTGACTCGAGGAATCACCGGCTCAGCAGATTCAGCATCCACAAGTTCCTGCTTGCTTGTGGTCAACTCAGTCAAAAGATTTTCTAGCTTGAGCTGCTCCGATTCTGTCAGTTCCAGACCCACCATGCTCATGCGACACAACCAACCTGTGGTCAGGCGAATATTGGCGTCCGAAATACCTTTCAACGCACGGACATCTGCTTTGCGCCCGTGCAACTCCAGGTAGTTCACAATCATGTCGCGGGCATCTTTTTTGCCGTAAAAGTAATTGTACCAGCCAAATGCTTTGCTCAAGGCGCTGATACGGTTGTCTGTGGGCTGACGCTCCCATGTGGGTTCTGTACCCATAACGCCTGTATCTGCACTGCGAGGGTTCAACAGTTTAATGGGTTTAGATGCAACTTTCATGTCAGCTCCTTTGTTCAATTAGTGTAATTATAGCAGATTATCCAATTTGAGTCAAGTCAGCGGAAAGTAGTACTAAAGTTAACTCTGCTTCGTTGCGGAATGTAATCCAATAGGGGCGAGCAACATCACGATCATACCGACTGTTTCGATCGCCATAGTAACTGTACCAGTCCTGGTCACGCGACCAACCGCCGCCCCTTAGTTTTTCGCGACAGACTTTTTCAACTGCGGTTGCTTTTTTGTTCCAGCCTTCAAAACGCAGGGCAACAGTGTGACCATGCTCTTTGAATTGACGAAATCGGCGGTTTAATTTAACTATTTTCATATCCAAATTATAGCAGAGGAGCATTTATTGGTCAACCTGTAACTAAATAGTATTATCATGCCCAAACTCAGTCTTTACCGTCCCAATCGAACACGGGACTATCAGTTCCTGGACCGCACTATTAGTGAAATGTACACCGTCGGTGGCCTAGATATTCATATACACAAATACCTAGGGCCCCAAACAGGCGGCAATGATTCTACCTTATCTGGCAATGGGGACGCCACCCAGCCCACATATGATGAGCTGAATCCACTAAACATCCAAGATCTATTGCTGCTTGAAAACAGAGATCGAGTATACGACCAAGATGTTTATATCATGCGCGGCGTATATAATCACCAGGACGTGGACTTTGATTTGTCTCAATTCGGATTGTTTTTAAACAACGACACATTGTTTATTACTTTTCATTATAACAACATGATTGATTCAGTTGGACGCAAACTTATGAACGGCGACGTTCTTGAGATTCCAAACCTCAAAGACTATCACCCGTTAAACAAAGATATCCCACTACCTATTCCCAGATACTATGTGGTTCAAGATGCTGACTATGCTACTGAAGGAATGAGTCAAACCTGGTTACCCCACGTGTGGAGAGTCAAAGCCACGCCAATGAGCAACAATCAAGAGTTTAAAGACGTGCTTAAGAGTCCTGTTGTTTCACAACAGATATGGGACAATAGCAACTTTTACCCCACCGGCAGTATAGTCAATGCAGGCAATGTATACTATCAAGCACAAGTCAATGTACCACCAGACATAACCATCGACAACGGTACCTATTGGCAAGAATATGTTGCACCAACGCAGAGCGACGTTTTTAGCACCAGAACAAAAGATACACAGATCAATGATGCAATTCTGGCGCAAGCAGATGCAGAGGTGCCACTAAGCGGGTACAACACAGAAAAATTCTATATTGTAGCTACGCTTGACGATGGGCAACCAGCAAATCCCGATTCTCTTACCAGCTTAGGTCAAAATACAGTCGACGGTACACAAGGTGGTATGAACGTAACACCTCGCAGTGATGGTTATACCGACGGTTATTTAACCGGCGATGGTATTGCTCCCAATGGCCTACCAGTTACATCTGGTGTAGCATTTCCGCTGTCACCAAACCCGGGCGACTATTGTTTGCGCCTGGATTATTTTCCCAATAGGCTGTTCCGTTACGACAACAATCGATGGACCAAGATTGAAGACAAAGTGCGTACCAATCTGAACAACGGAGTCAGCAATGACACATTGCGTTCAGGTTTTGTAAATAATACATACACTGTTCCCACGACAGACCTAGGCAACATCCCTAGTCGTCAAGGGCTTAGTCAAATTCTCAAGCCGCGGGCTGACAACGGAGATCAAGATGGACAAAAAGATCCAAAGCCTTATCCCAACACACGCCCCGGTCAGCCGTCTAGTTAACTGTGGGCGTTTGGCATTGCTATAAATAGAACAGACTGCTGTACATAACAACGTTCTCTCAGCAGTTTAGGCCTGGGTAATATAATTTCCAACGACACCTAGATCCAAGATATGTTCACCCAAGGAGATCAAAATTAATCAATTTTTTTATGACGCGCAGATTCGCAGGTTTCTGTTGCAATTTACCAGGATCATCAGTAACTTCCAAATCGAATACGGAAACGAAACTGATGGCGTCAACGATGCTGCGCTGATCCGAGTGCCTGTTCGTTATGGAGATGCTAGCAGAAACGCACAAGTTATTATTCAAGAAAACTCAAGAAATTCAATACCGGCTAGCCCGTTGATGACTTTTTACATTTCGAGCTTGGATTACGATCGGCCCAGAATGCAAGACCCCACATTTGTCAGCAAGATAAATGTACGACAACGTGCATACGACACAGATACCGAGACGTACGACACAGTACAAGGCAATGCATTTACTGTAGAACGACTTATGCCTGTGCCTTACAAAATGGGCATTACCATGGATGTATGGACCAGTAACACCAATCAAAAGTTCCAGTTGTTTGAACAGATATCTACCCTGTTCAATCCGAGCTTGGAGATACAAAGTACTGACAACTACATTGACTGGACCAGCTTGTCTGTGCTAGAACTAGAAAGCGTAAATTTTACGTCAAGGACTATTCCAGCAGGCAACAGCGACATGATTGATATTATGACTTTTAGATTCAATGTACCAATTTGGATCTCGCCACCTGCCAAAGTCAAGAAACTAGGAGTAATAGAACGTGTGATTGCATCTATGTACGATGCGCAAGGAGACTTACATAATGCTATCACAGACAACGATTTGTTGCTAGGCACACGAGTATCTGTTTCGCCTTGGAATTACAAAATCGTTGTGATCGAAAATCAGATACAATGTTTGCAGGATAGATCTGTTGAGCCAGCTAGCAATGCAAGTCTTGAGCCCACGGAGATTGTTGAAGATAGCACATTGCTATGGCCGTCGGTAATTAGCTCGTATGGTGTATTGAGACCTGGTATTAGTCAAATTCGATTAGATCAAGAAGATGGATCTGTTATTGTGGGCACCATTGCTATAAACCCCACCGATGATCGACTGCTGATTTACAATATTGATGCCGACACTGCTCCGCAAAATACACTTCCCCCAATTGATGCTATCATTGATCCGTTGACTAGCGGCCCTGGCTACGGACTACCTGCACCTGTGATAGGACAACGATATTTGCTAATCGGTTCAACAGGCAATTCAATAAACACATACCCAGCCGAAGCTTGGCAAGGCGCATTTGATCAGCCCCTTATTGCTTCAGAAAACGATATTATCCAGTGGACTGGAACGTACTGGCAAATTTTATTCAACAGCGTAGCGCAGAGTGCCACACAGCAATGGGTCACAAATATCACCACAGGAGTTCAGTACGAATGGACTGGAGAGTATTGGATCAAAAGTTACCAAGGTGTCTACAATGGCGGTAGCTGGAGTATTGTACTGTGAAAGCTGTCGGCGTTTGGTTCTGGAGTCTAAGCACTCGTCGGTACTTGTATCTGATGAGAAACGATGTCAGGCATCCAGGTAGTTGGGCGCTGCCCGGTGGCAAAGTAGAAACAGGCGAAACTTTGCTAGATGGCATGCGTCGTGAGTGCGAGGAAGAGCTGGGGATTTTTCCCGAATACCTGCGCTTGATGCCATTAGAAAAATTTACCACAAACGATCAGGAATTTGAATACCATACTTGGGTATGTGTAATTGCAGATGAATTTATTCCTGTGCTCAATCACGAGCACCACGGATACGCATGGATCAACAACGGGCATTGGCCTCGCCATATGCACCCCGGACTTTGGTCTACTGTGAATCTTGAAAGCACACAAACCAAGCTTTCTGCCATTGAAAACATGTGGCAATCAAACAATCCCATTACTTAAATTGAGGCCAGAAAAATAGGACTGCTTGCAGTCCTATTTTTTTTACAGAGTTAACTGATTAGAAGCGACCAATGACCACTTCAATAGTGCCTGTTTCGCCGTCAAAGTTTGCCAGCGCCTTGCCAATAATAGTACCAGCACGAGCTGCATTATCAGCCTTGGCCATACCGTTTCCAGCAGACACCATCAAGTCACCTTTGCGCACAGAACCAGTCACAAAGCACGGTACACGACCTTGCAATGCCACTGCTGCCACATGCTCGCTAGCACAAGTAGAGTTCATCAAGTAAGCAGGAGCAGTAGAAACCACACCGGCCACTCTTGAAGTACCAGCTTCTGTAGCCAATGTAACTTCCTGATCGCCACCAAATTCAACCACTGTTCCTGGAACATATGCTGCATCAGCTGCATAATTTTCTGCCAAGTCAGCGTATTGAGCGCTGGTTGCTTTAGCAAACACAGTGTTAAATCCTGCACCAGAAGCACCAATGTTACCTGTACCAGCAGTACCACCGTTGATCAGTGCAGTAACAGGGTTACCAGTGATGGTATGAGCACCTGTGCTGATTGCTGCGGTAGTTGTTGCGCCACGACCGGTTACAGATGCCAACGTGTCTGTTTCGGTGTAACCAGTGATATAGCCAGCACCGTTGGTCAATTGGTTGGTGTTAGTAGGAATTGTGATAACACCAGTTGTACTGTTGTAGGCACCAGATCCAGCAACAAAACTGTGTGCAGCACGAGCCTGACTATCAGTGTACTGTGTAATTGTGCTAGTAACTGTGGTTCCAGAAACGCTAATGCCAGTGCCTGCTGTAACTACTGTAATAGGAGCGGTGCCATCAAAACTTACGCCCTGAATCGTGCGAGCAGTTTGCAACTTAGTTGCACTTGGCACGTTAGAGATAGCAGCAATAGCAGAGGCCAGTTCTGTGTCAGTTGCCATCGCATCTTGAATTTCCTTCAGAGTGTCAAAAGCTGCACCTGCTCCGTTTGTAACTGCGGCAATTGCGGCTGCTTGAGCTGCATCAGCTTTGGTAGTTGCATCAGTTGCGGCTGCGCTGATTGCTTCTGATTTAGCAGTTGCAATAGCTGCATCACGTGCAGTTGCTTCTGCTGCTACTTTGGCCGTTGCATCACTTGCTGCTGCTGCTTGGGCAGCAGCGGCTTTAGCCGTTGCATCACTTGCTGCTGTGCTGATTGCTGCACTCTTTGCAGTTGCAATAGCTGTGTCACGAGCAGTTGCTTCGGCAGCTAAGTTAGCAGCAGCAGAGTTAGACAACGAAGTGATAGCACCATTGATTGTACTGTCAGCTCCCTGGAATGCAGTAACAATTTCTGACAACGAATCAAGAGCTGCTGGATCAATGTTGCTTAGAACATTGTCAATACGTACACCTAACGCATTATCAGCAGCAACACGGGCGGCAGCTTCTGCTGCTACTTTGTCTGTTGCATCAGTGGCTGCTGTGCCGATTGCTGCACTCTTTGCAGTTGCAATAGCTGTGTCACGAGCAGTTGCTTCTGCTGCTACTTTGGCCGTTGCATCACTTGCTGCTGCTGCTTGGGCAGCAGCGGCTTTAGCCGTTGCATCACTTGCTGCTGTGCTGATTGCTGCGGTTACATCGGCAGCAACTGCAATGACAGAGAACGTAGAGCTATCTGCACTAACTTCCCACTTATCAGACGACTCATTCCATCTAACTTGAGATGCTGCTTCGTCACCACGCATAATACGAATACCTGCATTTTCAGTAGGTGCACCTGCTGTAAAATTGCTGTTCAGATCAATCAGATTGTCAGCCAATTTGATAGTTTCACTGTTAACTGTAGTAGTTGTTCCGCTAACCACCAGGTTACCAGCAACTGTTACATCATCAGAGAACGACTTTACACCAGCAATTGTCTGCGCACCCGATGTACGTACTAGTGTAGAGTCACTAGTTGAACGATCATCCACATACTTCTTTGTCGCTGCATCTGTGTCAGCAGTCGGAGCGCCCAGGCCGATGACTTTATTGCTATTCAGCTGAATATCGTCGCCGAATTGAACTTGTGTACCAGCGCTGTCAACCACACGCTTGCCGGA